CCTCCATCACCCCCAGCTGGAACGGCTTCGACACCGAAAAGCTGACCATCGGGGGAACGACCACGGGAATCAGCGTGGGAGAGTACAGCGCGACCTTCACCCCGAAAAGCGGCTTCAAGTGGCCGGACGGCAGCACCACCGCCAAGACGGTCAAGTGGAGAATCGCACGGGCGGTCGTGGCGGTTCCCACGCAGAGCGGAAGCCCCGCCTATACCGGGGCGGAGCAGAACGCCTCCTTCAGCGGCTACGACAGCGCGAAGATGACGCGGGGCGGCACCGTCAAGGGGACGAACGCCGGCACCTACAGCGCCACGTTCACGCCGGGGGCGAACTACTGCTGGCCGGACGGCACGACCACCGCCAAAACGGTAAACTGGACTATCAGCAAGGCAGCCGGCAGTCTGAGCATCAGCCCCACCTCGCTGACCATCGAGGGCGTGAACGCCACAAAGACCATCGCCGTGACCCGGAGCGGTGACGGGACGATTTCCGCCACGTCCAGCAATACCAGCATCGCCACGGTCAGCGTCAGCGGGAACACCATCACGGTCACCGGCAAGGCCAGCGGCACGGTCACCATCACCGTGAAGGTGGAGGCAGGGACGAACCACACGGCCCCGGCGAACAAGACCTGTTCCGCCACCGTGAGCGTCCCGCATATCTACGGCGCAAGCTGGGACGGCTCCAGCACCACCAAGTGGACGCGCACGGACGCTGCGGCGGGCTTCACCGACCCCGTGCCGTACACCGCTGGCAAGACGGCGGCGCAGTGCAGTTCCCCGTTCGACAACCTCCAGCCCTGGGCGGGGATGACCAAGAGCAACCGCACGGGCGGCGTGATGGTGGCTATCCCGAAATTCTGGTACAAGCTGACGCAGAATGGCTCGGGCATGAAAGTCCAAATCGCGGACAAGGCCACCTCCGGCTTCTCCGTTTCCCCCGCCCACATGAACCGCGGGGACGGCAAGGGAGAGCGGGACGTGGTCTATATTGGACGCTACCACTGCGCCAGCGACTACAAGAGCAAGACCGGCGTGAAGCCCGGAGCGAACTTCACCCGCGCCACGGCCCGCAGCGGCATCCACGCCCTGGGTAGCAACATCTGGCAGAACGACTTCGCCATGCGGTTCACCATCTGGCTTTTGTATATCGTGGAATTTGCCGATTGGAATACCCAGAAAACCATCGGCAAGGGGTGCGGCAACAGCAGCGGCACCGAGAACATGGGCTACACGGATTCTATGCCCTACCACACCGGCACCACGCAGTCCAGCCGGGACACCTACGGCCTCGGGACGCAGTACAGGAACATCGAGGGCCTGTGGGACAACGTATATGACTGGTGCGATGGCTGCTACAACAACAGCAACGGGCTGAACATCATCCTCAACCCGAACAGCTTCAGCGACAGCAGCGGCGGAACTTGCATCGGAAAGCCCGTTGACGGGTGGCCCGCAGGGTTCACGGTCTCCAACGCCGGGGGATTCCCCGCATTCTATTCCTCGAAAACGGGAGGCAGCGAGAACACGTATTCGTGCGATTGCTGGTACTTCAACGCCTCGGGCCCGTGCGTCTTCGTTGGCGGCAACTACGACCAGAGCGGCAGCCGCGGCCTGTTCTGCGTCTACTACAACTCGGTCTCCAGCGCGGACGGCTTCATCGGCTCTCGCCTCCAAGAACTCCCCTAACGGGGGGAGCGTGAGGGGGTCCGCAGCCCCCCCCTCACATTCTCTGGCGGGCCGTTCCACCGGCCCGCCTAAATCAAATCCCGCGCCCTCCGGCGCGGGCGGGACTGCCTGTGCAGTGCCGGTGTTTTTGCCCGGTCGTTCGTGCGATTACTGGAACTTCAACGCCTCGAACCCGTGCGTCTACGTTGGCGGCAACTACAACCAGAACGGCAACCACGGCCTGTTCTACGTCAACTACAACTCGGTCTCCAACGCGAACGGCAACATCGGCTCTCGCCACCTTTAGAAACAGCTAACAAGCATCCTCCGTACCACGGCACAGGCAGCCGCGCACCCCTCGGTGAAGATAAGCTATAGGGAGCGGGTTAGTACACTCCGAAAGGAGCGCTGGAAAGCCCGTGTTGCTAAAAGGAGGAACAATCCCGAGTGAAAAGAGCGAAAAATCTCTTTGAGCGGTTGGTTTCAGATGAAAACCTTCTATTTGCCATCAACGAAGTGAACCGCACCCACCACTGGCGGACGCACCACAGGCCGAACGGATGCACGGCCTGGGTGGAGGAAACCAAGCAGGAACGGGTGAAGGAACTGCGCTCCATCATAATTGACGGCTTCGAGCAAAAGCCGCCCCACGTCACCCGGCGCTGGGATGCCAGCGCCCAGAAGTGGCGCACGGTCAGCGAACCGGCGCAATGGCCCGACCAATACATCCACCACGCGCTCATCCAGGTTTTACAGCCGGTCATGATGCGGGGGATGGATTTTTACTGCTGCGGGAGTATCCGGCGCAGAGGGCCGCACCACGGCAGACAGGCCATAGAGCGGTGGATGGAGAAAGACCCGAAAGGCACGAAATACGAACTGACCGGGGACATCTACCACTTCTACGACAGCCTCCAGCCGGAGGTGGTCATGGCCCGGATGCGCCAGCTGGTGAAAGACCACCGGGTGCTGGGGCTGATTTGGAGCATCGTAAAGGGCGGCATCATGATTGGAGCGTACACCTCGCAGTGGTTCGCCAATACCGTGCTTCAACCGCTGGACAGGCTCATCCGGCAGAGCGGGCTTTGCAAGCACTACGTCCGCTACATGGATAACCTGACCATATTCGGCCCGAACAAGCGGAAACTGCGCCAGCTTCGGGAGAAGGTGGATGCGTGGCTGAAAGCCCACCAACTGCGGCTCAAGGGAGACTGGCAGATTTTCCCCACGGTCAAAAAGACCGACCGCACTCCCCTCCAGCCGCCCCGCCACGGCCTCGCACGGCCAAAGGCACGGATGCCGGACGCGGTGGGTTACCGCTACGGCAGGGGCTACACGATACCGCGCAAGCACAACCTTCTGCGCCTCAAGAGAGCCATCGCCCGATACCGAAAGCGCCGGGACAAGGGAAAGAAGATTTTCCCCGGCGTGGCCTCCAGCATCCTCTCGCGGTGCGGACAGCTGAAGCACTGCAACAACGTCAACCTGTACCAGCTGATTTTCAGAGGCGAACGGCTGATGCGGGAACTAAAACAAATCGTCCGGGAAAAACACCGAAAGGAGACACTCACATGGAATACGTATTTGGCACAGCGGATGAGGTGGAAATCCTCAAAACCAAAGGCGATGCCCATACCGACCTGACCGGCTGGCAGGAGGTGGAGCAGAAATACCCTGACCAGGTCGTGACCGACCGCTTCCACGTCCTGCGCAAGCTGGACAGCCAGGAGGACGCGGAGGGGAAGTGCTACGACTGGTACGAAATCGACCGGCACAACCGCACCGTGGACAAGACCGGCCCCGTGGCCCAGGAGGTGGCGAAGGTCACCGCGAACATCGACTACCTGAGCATGATGACCGGCGTGGATTTGCCGGACGCGGAGGAAAAGGAGGAAACCGTCAATGGATAATCGGAGCGCGAAGTTTGACAAGGTCAAGGGCTACTTTGACCGCGGCCTCTGGACGGAGGCGATGGTTCGCAACGCCGTGGGCCGCTGGATTACCGAGGCGGAGGCGGAGGAAATCATCAACCCGGCTGCGGAGACTGGCGGCGGTGAGTAACCTCCAGATCATCGAAGAACTCTGCCGGATTTGCGAAGCCCAGAACTACATCATCAAGGCCCAGGCTGATGCGCTGGCCCAGGTCGGCGCGGTAGTTCTGGAGGAAGAACGGGCGGACGTGGGCCGCGCCCTGACCGCCCTTATAGGCCGGGACGAAACCCCGGACGAGGCAGAGATTCTGGCTAAAAATTGCGGAAAGGAGTGAGACAGATGGAAGATGCCATTTCCAGAGCGGAGCATGAGGAATTTGCAAAGCGCATGGTGGCGGAGAACCAGCGGCTGGACGATGAGAACAGGCGGCAGAACAAGCGGCTGGACATCCTGGAGGAAAACGCAAAGGCGCAGACCGCCCTCGCGGTTTCCGTGGAGCGCCTCGCCACAAACATGGAAAATATGCTCAAAGAGCAGAAAGAGCAGGGCAAGCGGCTGGAAACCCTCGAAAGCCGGGACGGAGAGATGTGGCGCAAGGTCGCGGCGTACATTGCAACGGCCATCGTTGGCATCGTAATCGGCTTCATTTTCCGGCAGGCCGGGATGTAAGGGGGACAACAGAATGAAACTCGCCCTTATGCTGGTG